ATGTGCTTTCCAATACAAAACACATCCTTTAGTTCGTTCAGGACAATCCATAGTTACTCTAAAGCAACTTGGTAAAGGTATTGTTCCAGTCTATCTTGCAACTTGGTCAATTCCTTATTATGTTAACACCAGTGTTCATACTAATTTCTTCAAAGATTTAACATCTTCAGGATTTTCAGGAGTTTTGACTTAATGAGCGATTTCCTTCTCCCTAGTGTCGAAGAAGCAACTCTTTCGATTGTTCAAGGTGAAAACCGAACCAACATCGAAGTTATCGACATTTACGAATTTTGGAAAAATGCAGGTAACGATGCTGACAAATTAGACAGCAAAGATTGGATCCCTCATTTCATGAAAAACATGAAAGAGAAATTCGATGTAGAGTTAACACGTACTGCTTCAGTTCTTTTAGTAGAACAAGCTGTTTCGAAGTTGACTACAATAAAAAACTTCTGTTCTCCAGAGCAAAAGCAATAAGGTTCTATAAGATTCCTTTGCCTCTGGAGAGTAGATTACTTAAATATTACTCCCTAGTCATACCAGAACTTGAAGCTGAAGAAGAACTCAGGCACAGAATGCTTGATAGTGCCTTAACTCCAGACAGGTACTACAATCTTTTGATTCAAGTAGGTGTGAAAGAATCGGAAGCAGAATCGGCAAGAGCTAATTTACTTCTTCAACAGACGCAAAAGCAATCATGGCACAAATAACCAAAGAAGACTTACTTCAAATTCAATCTGTCCCATACGACCCAACTGGATACATCCAGAATTATTACTCGTATGCACCCCATCACAGACCGATCTTTTCTCGGTTTGCGATTAAACAGATGCTTGAAGATCCACGTATCTGCTTTGGTTTGGGACTCATCAAAGGTCCTATCCATGCTTTCACTAAATTCTTTACTGAAGAAGAAGCAAAGAATCCTGCCATTCATCGCTGGATTGTGTCATCGGATACCTCCTTTCCTTACGTTGTGAAATGTGAAGATAAGGAGGTTGCCGATTTCATTACCAAGAATCTGAAGAGGTTCTGGCAAGTAGGTGCTATTAAGGCATTAAAAGCCCTAGAATGGGGCTACAGTGCAGGTGAGGTGATCTACAAGGAATCTACCTCAGTTGATGGTCGGAAGCGTAGAGTACTCAATTTTGACAATCTACTAGACTTCAATCCTCCTGACTGTGTTGCAGTCACCGTAAATGGTGGATTAGTCGGCACTGAGATCAACTCAGGTAATCTAAAACAGTTCTATATTGGTATTCCAAAAGTCTTCTGGCATACCCACGAACGTGATCGTCAGAAGTATTACGGATTATCTCGCCTATTCGGTGCATACGCAGCATGGTGGGAAATCTGGACTGAAGGTGGTGTTCGTGATATTCGTCGTCTTTGGTTCCATCGTAACGCATACGATGGTGGTATCATGCGATACCCTCTAGGCTACACCAGTTTAGAGAATGGCGGTCGTATCTCTAATCGAGATTTAGCTATTGAGATGTTAGCTAAGAAACGATCTGGTGGTTATCTTATTTTCCCTAATCAGACGGGTGCTGATGGAAGACAAATTTGGGACTATGAAGCACCATCATCGTCAGTAGCACCTCCTGGTATGGCTGAATACATGATCTTCCTGACCAACGAAGAACTTGAAGGTCTTGGTATTCCTCCTGAAGTGATTCAAGGTGGTGGAGGTGGTCTTGGTGCTGCTACAGGTCGTAAGATACCTATGGTAGCTTTTTATTCTACCTTGCAACAAATTGTTGACTTCTTGATCAGTGATTTTATCAATCAAATTTTGAATTTCCTTATTCCTCTTAGCTTTGGGAAATTACCTGAATTTGAAGTAGTACCATTGATCCCAATCGAAGCTTACGGTGATGAGATGAAGCAGGGAAATTTTTCCCAGGAAACCAAGGGGATTCCCAAGGGTGAAACACCCTCATCTTCTAAGATTGAGAAGACTGAATCTGGAACACCTAACACGTTGAATAACTAATGTTTGAGTTAACAGTTAACGGAAGTCAGATTTCTTGTATTGATCCTGTTTCTGTACGTGCCCACATGCAGAAAATGGACATGGATCCTTCGTTGATTTCCAAATGCAATTCTCTTGAACTCAAACATGGTCCTGAACCAGCATGTTGTCATTTGCTTATTACTAAATCAGATTACGATGATCTAAGTATAGAAGCAGGTGGTTTATCAGGACCCATATCTACCAGTTATTTCTACCCTAATGTTACCATTCGTATTCGAGATCAATACTCTGGTGGGGTCGGTACTAATTACTTCAAATGGACAATAGTTGATGCAGTTAATATTTTAGGGCATCCAGATAATCCTGATTCAGTTGTTTATATTATCTTAGAAGACATGAGACATTGGTTTGGTAAAGTCCATACTAAAAACAAAGTCTACAATAAGATTCGTCATACTGAAAAGAATGTTGGAGTATCTGCTGGTACTAATCGATATTACGAAGAAACTCTTAATGGAACTTCTCTATGGACAGCATCAGCTATATTGAATGATATGCTTGAAGCTGCTGCTAATCCTGCAGTAACAGGTTTACTTAATACAACATTTCTTCAAAACTATTATCTTCTTAATGTCCATTCTGGAGACATGACATTTCTTGAATGGTGTTCAAGATGTGCTGAAATTTTTCGTTGCTATTACTATGTAGATCGACTTGGTAATTTAGTCTTCGATGGTTTACGTGCAGAGAACTCCGATTACTCTGGTGCGTATATGATTAACCAGATGCAGAACTTGGTGGTCTTTCCTCCAAGCCCAGCAGAACCGATTGAAAAACTTAAATTCCCAGTTACGTTTATTGCAAACGAATCTTTGATTCCTAAATTCTACAATAATGAATCAGATATAGTTCTTCAATTAGATGTCAACAACTATCCTGAAGGATTCTATCAAGCCAGTGATACATCAGGTGATTCTAATTCCAGTTTACAGGTAACTCTTCCTCATCATTATGCTTGGATAAATCCTGGTAGCTCTACAGTAAATTATCTACCCAACGATTCTTCTTATTGGAATAATCAGATTTATGGTGATGTAGCAGAACGAGCAAGGGCATCGATCCATCCTAGAGTCTCTTATCGTAAAATTAGAGGTAGATTTAGTTTTACTCCTAGGTTTGAAGCAGACAAGATCCTGTATTCTAATACAGGCAAAGGTTTAACTACTGAAGTTATTGGCGTTCCTAAACATGAATTGAATTATCTAACACCGGAGTTCAAACAATATGAAAAAGAACTTATTCGAGAGAAATGGAAGTATGTTCTCACTTCCCCATTTGTTTACTCAGATGGATATTCCTATGGCGTTGCTACTGCTGACATTTTTTATCCGATTATCGGTACTCCTCGCCGTACTTCAATTACTTTATACGATCTAACTAGAAACTTAAAAGATTTAGGAATTGGATCATCAGGGGTATGCAACCAAGTTGGCGCATATTATTATGCTGAATGTTGTGTCGAGTCCATTTCCAGTAGTTCTAGTGGTTCGAGTGTATCCAGTCCTTCTAGCTCTAGTTCTTCTAGTTCGAGTTCTAGTTCAAGCTCTAGCTCAAGTTCCAGTTCTAGTTCTAGTTCTAGTTCAAGTTCCAGTTCTTCTAGTTCTTCCAGTTCAAGCGATTCGAGTGCTTCTTCTGGATCTGCGAGTTCTGGTTCACAGGGTAGCGGTGGATCAGGATCACAGGGCAGTGGTGGATCAGGTGGAGGTTCTGGAAGTGGTGGAGGTGGCGGACCATCCTGTACAGAATGTTTCATCATGTGGGATGGTTCTAGTTGGGTGGTACTTACAGAATGTTCTCCCTATCCGGATTGCCAATGTCTACCACCGTTCTTTCCAGGAGAGTGGATTGGACAAAGAATACTATGGGTATGTACTCGCGTAGAAACTCCTTAACTCCCCAATAAGTGATTTTTATGGAATGCAATTACTACTTTAAAGAAAAAGAACAAGGTTACTGTCGTATAGCTCAAGAATTATCTGGAGGTTATAAATCAAAGACATCACCAGAAGCTTGTGCAGTATGTATAACGTTATCGAACGCAAGATCTCCAAACTCAGTGACAGCATCTCATGCAGTCTCAGCAGTTGAAGAACACGCTCCTGAGAAAGTACAAGAGATCATTAAAGATCTTCGTCATTTATTTGAAGTTCGAGATCGGGAACAAACCTTAAAAAGCAATGGACCAGGATCAGAACTTAAAAAAATTCTATCTTGGTTTGCAGTCGATACCCCAAGTTGCAAATGTTTAGATCGAGCTAATACAATGAACAGTTGGGGTCCTGACGGTTGCCGAAAGAACATTGATACGATTCTTATTTGGTTGCAAGAAGAAGCTAAGAATCGTGGGATCCCCTTCGTTACTATTATTGCTAAACAATTAGTTCTTCTAGCTATCTCCAGAGCAGAAGCATGTACACAGAAAAATGCTACGTCATCAATCTAGATCATCGTAAAGATCGTTTAGAAGCATTCTATAAAAGATTGCCTGTTGATTTTCCTTGGGGTGTTCCAGAACGCTGGCAAGCCATTCATGGCGATTCTGTAAAGCATCCTGATTGGTGGTCAGCAGGTAATGGTGCATGGGGGTGCTACAAATCTCATCTCAACATTCTAGAACACTGTATGAACAATCATTACGATTCTTATACAGTATTCGAAGATGATGCTTTCTTTCGAGATAACTTCAATCACCTCATGTTAGACTTTTATTCCAATCTTCCTCAAGATTGGGAAATGGTCTATATCGGAGGTCAACTTCTTCATACCAACAATCATCCACCTGAAGAAGTCAATCCTAAAGTATTGATTCCCTATAATGTCAACCGTACTCATGCTTTCATGGTACGTTCTAGACGAGGTATGGAAATCTTATACAAGTTTTTGAACGCAGTACCTTTTGAGCAGCATTACCATATTGATCATCATTTAGGTTTGTTGCACGAACGAAGAATGCTGAAGATCTATTGCCCCCATATTTGGCTTGTAGGTCAGATAGCTTGTTCTTCTAATATTAGCGGTAAACAAACAGGCTCAACTTTATTTGATGATCCTTATAAATGTGTTCGAGCTAAACAACAACCTTTTGTGGTAGGTGCAGCAACGATATGAACAATTTATTTACTTTAGCTGATAATTATGACTTACCAATACAAAAAATTTGTATTGAATCTTTAAAAATACATAATCCTAACGTAAAAATTTATACTAAAGAAACTATACCAACTATTCCTGGTGGTAAAGAACTATTAGAGCAATTTAATGGTTTAAGTATGGTTCATTTTTCAGATGTTTTTAGAGTATGGTATTTATATAACTTCGGTGGTTTTTGGGTCGATGCTGATTGTATTCATTTAAGACCAATTGAGTTTCCCTATGAAGTTATTGATAACAGATGCTCATTTATGTTTGAAGATGGTCAATGTGATAGATTGACTCAATGTTTAATATATTCTCCAAAACCTAAAGATAAATTTTTAGGTTTAATACTAGAAAGACAAAAACAACTAATTAGAGATAAAAGCCCAGGTAGTTTATCTTATTTAGACCTTGGTTCTTGGTCTATTGATCATATAAGACATACTACAGGTTTACAACCTTATATTGCACCCCATTGGGAGTATTCTTATATCCCTTGGCATAAAAAAGATTGGTTTGTTCAGCAAAGACATTGGGAAAACTTCCAACATGATCGTGGTATATATAATCCCAATGCTTACTGCTATCATCTTACTAATGCAGTAATTGATTTTGCAAAAAATGATACTAAAGAGCATCTTTTATCATTATCAACATTTCTATCTTTTTTAATTATCAGAGCAATAACAAATGGATTTAAAGGCACTAGACATAAAGCAATTTTAGATAGGTTGCCGAATATTCATCAGAACTATAAATATGTAGAAGTTGGAGTATACGAAGGAGCAACTTCTACAATCATAGGTCAACAAAGAAATTATGCAGAAGTACATTGTGTTGATCCTTGGGCTAATGTATCTTCCCAAGAATATAAAAATACAAATGACTACTTAGCTCATTCATCAAACGAACAACACGAAAGTCATTATCAAACTTTTATGGCTCGTTCTTGGTTTCTTACATCACAAAAAAGATTACATGCTCATAGAATGAAATCTGAAGAAGCATGTATCAATTTTGAAAATGAATCAGTAGATCTTGTTTACTTAGATGGTGATCATTCCTATGAAGGAGTAATGAAAGACATTCAATGCTGGTGGACTAAAGTAATCAAAGGGGGTTACTTAGGTGGTCATGATTACGACTACCCAAGTTTGCCTTTTGGAGTTAAACGAGCAGTAGATGAATTCGTAAAAGAGAAAAATCTAAAATTAGAATTGGACGGAGATTACTGCTGGTTTGTTAGAAAAGAGTAATTGTACTTTCCCAGGAACTAGGGGGGTAACTCCCCCTTTCCAAATTTCTATCAAAAAATTGCAAAACTCCTCTTGAAATCGATCTCAAGTGCCGATATTCTTCTTACATCGGTCGGCAGCGGGTGGGAACCGCAAGGCAACGAAACAGTCTGATTGGTAGCTCGCTACAAGGGTGTCGAGAAACCACCCTACGGCAATCAAGAGGTTCGAATCCTCCCGACTGATCTGTTTCATTTCTCTACAAGGAAGTCATCATGTTAGTAGTAACACGGAAAATTAACGAGCGTATTTTCATCGGTAACGACATCTGTGTTCAGATTGTTAATTGCCACGGTAATCAAGTTCGTATTGGCATTGATGCACCAAAAAGTTGTCTCATTCTTCGAGAGGAGGTCAAGGACAGGATCAATGGACTCGTTCGACAAAATTCGAAAAAGCTTACAAAAAAAGCACAAACCAAGGGAACCAAAAACCAAACGGCTAAACGTAGGTAAGACAACCAAACTACCCGTTTATCAATGGTTGACTCACATCTTTCGAGCAAACGAAGAATTCTCTACATCAGATAAACTAACCGATATAACGATAGTTTCTACTATGTCAGCAGAATACACCAAGTCAATTGCTCTAGTACGCTCTCTGATTCATACGCCAAGTAAGCTTGCATCAGAGAGATCAAGGTTCAATAAAGAAGATAGCTACCCACTTATCTCTTTTGCCTACAGTGATAATGGCTTTCCTATCAATCGTGGTAAAGCAATGTCTTTAAGCGAATGTAGGAAACGCTGCTACCACTATTACAAAATCGATCCTCGCTTCTTTTCTGAAGAAGAGTTGGTATGGATTGATGATCAAATTGAAGAAGGGAACGAGTGGTACATGCGATGTACTATTCCTTCTCAGGAACTACGGAATAAATTCCCATTTGGATCAACCCTTTTTGGTATTGCAGATGACAATCCAATCGAAATTGCAATGCTTGAACTTGAATGGATGGAATAATGCCAATTCGTAGAAAACAACGTAAACAACCTGCTTGGGATCTGTACAGAGATGGGATCTCTTATTCTCTGCTATCCAGATTCATTAACTGTCGTGAGCGATTCCGAATCTACACTGTAGAAGGTTTAACTCCAGTAGATACTACTGACTCTTTAGAGTTCGGCACAATCTTTCACAAGTTACTTGAGTATCATGCTAAAGGGTATTCTTTTGCTCAACTCGAAAGGCTGTTATCCCAGGACGGAGTAGCCACAAGTTTCTTGGGAAGATTGGCCCTAGAAATCTTCCGTATCTACATACTGACTTGGAAAGATCAAGACAGTCAAATCAAGTATGTATCGCAAGAAGAAGTTTTTCGTACAACCGTCTATTTACCATCAGGACGTAAAGTGGATTTAAGGGGTAAATTTGACGAGGTGTTCAGAGATCAAGGTAAGCTCTGGCTACAAGAGAATAAAACTAAATCTCAAATTGATGAAATCTCTCTTGAGCATACCTTACCTTTTGATCTCCAGACTATGCTTTATTGTCATTGCATTCGTGCAATCTACAAAGAAGCACCAGCGGGTGTTCTTTACAACATCATTCGTAAACCAGGACTTAAACAAAAAGTCAAAGAGACTGACAGTGATTTCTTAAAACGAATCACATCGGATATCAACTCTAGACCTGAATGGTACTACGTTCGTTATCGTATCTCTTTTGGTTCTGCTGATATTGACAACTTTGCTAAACGCACGCTGTTCCCACTACTGGAACAAGTATGCCTATGGTGGGAGTCAATAAAAGCAGACCCTTTCGAACCGTGGACCCTACCGGACGGGTCCACAAATCCTCACCACTTCTCTCGTCCGTTCGGCGTGTACGACAGCTTCAAAAACGGAAGGGGAGAGTATTTCGATCTAATAACTCGCGGAGTCGATCACGGTTTAACTTTAATCGATTCGGTATTTCCAGAACTAACCCCAGAAGAAAACAAAAGTAAGTAGTTTCATTTCCCCAGTCTCTAAGGAAAAATTTATGTCTCGTATTGCAACTCCTCGTCGTGCTGCTCCTCAACGATCAGCAGATCTCAATGAGATCACCAGCATCCCTGGTCCTAACGATCTTAATGTTCCTCCTTCCGATCTTTTGGAATACACCATCTGTCTTTACGGTACTAAGGGTATCGGTAAGACTACTCTAGCTAGTTCGATACCCAATAGTATCGTGGCTATGTTTGAACCACTGCGAAAGAACCTACCTATTCGTCAATTACCTTTCCGTTGTTACGATGTCACTCAAATTCGTGACGAAGGTAAACCTGATGCTTGGTTACAGTTCAAATCATTTATTGATAAATGTGAGAACGACAACACAGTTCAGTGCATCATTGGCGATACTGTAGATCGAATCTACGATGCTTGTCTTACCCATCACTGCGTTATTGAGGGTGTCCGGCATCCAGGAGGACTCAATGACTTTGGTAAATTGTGGGCAGTCATCAAAGATGATTTTGAAAAGACTCTCAACTCGATCCGCGACATGGGTAAAGGTTTGATCCTTATTTCCCATACCAAAGAATCTGATATTGAAGTTGTCACTGGTGGTAAAGCAGTTCAGTACGGTCCTAGTTGCTCTGGTGCTGCACTGAAGTACCTGAAAGCAGCATGTGACTATGCTTTCTTTTATGGCTATACAGCAAGTCAAGAACGATGTCTTCATCTACGTGGTTATGAAAACATCTGGACTGCTTGTGGTGTTCCGAACCACTTCATTTCACCATCTGGTAAATCACTCGAATTAGTTGAAATCCCTGAAGGTGAGATCAAAGGATGGACTTTACTTCAAAAAGCTTTCAATAACGAACTATATGATCATGGAGAAGAACAACCGACAGTAGAAAAGAAAACAACACGCAAGCGATCTTGATTTACACTCCCTTACAGATTACAGTTTTGACTCAAATTTTTTCCCAGTTTCACAAAGGTACATAGTAATGGCAAAAGCAAAGAAATCAGCATTCGTAACTGGTTTGGCATCGAATAAGGAAGCTCTCAAGGAGGCAGCAGAAAAGGAACGAGCATCACTTGCAGATCAATCTGAAGTGCAGCAAGTTTACAAACTCAATAAGAAAGGGGACCGAGTATCGGTTCCTTGCAAACTCGTCAGTGTCAAATGTGCCACACACGAAGAAGGTGACAGAAAGGGTCTTCCCTATGTCAATTGGGTGTTTGCTCCACTAGAGGCTCCTGGAAAGGGAATGCTGATCGGTAACTATCAACCAGCATACAATCGCAAAACGATGGTTATTGATGGTGCAGCATTAGGTTGGATCTTCCAAGAGTTTCAAGCTTGTGGTTTCGATACCAGATCTTGGGCTAACGATCCTTCAGAATTAGAATCTGCAGCAGAAGAATTGGATTCAGAAAAACCAACCATCATGCTCTCGATTCGTGCCTCGGAGATCAAAGCAGGTAAACGTGCTGGAGATATAGCAGTCAATTACTCCATCAGTCGATTGATTGATGATGTTTCTTCCCAGGAAACTACGGGAGACTCGGAAGAGGAAGATTCCCTCGATGATGGGCTTGAAGCAGCTATGACTAAGGAGCCTGATCCTGTTCCTGAAAAGACCAAAGTTACAAAGACCAAAGCAGCGAAGAAGAAATCTCCTGCTGTTGGTGATTCCATCAAATTTAAATTTGAAGATGAAGATGGTAATCAAGAAACTATTTCAGCTACCATTGAATCGATAGAAGGAGAAACACTGACCGTCAGCGATGGCACGTACACTTACGATATTGAAGTTAGTGACGTACTGTAAATCTTTCTATCTCTGTAGTTTAATCGTGGGTGTAGTAGGAAACTGCTACACCCTTTTCTTTGGTGAGTCGTACTATGTCCATCATTGCTATAGATACAGAAACCACGGGATTAAATTTCCTATTAGGTGCAGAACCATTCATGGTGACTGCTTGCGACTTAGAAGGAAATCTCTTTTATTGGGAATTCGACATTGATCCAATAACTAAAAAGATTAAACGCAATCGCACAACTCTCAAAGATATACGAGAGACTTTGCGGCAATACGATGATTGGGTGTTTCACAACGCCAATTTTGATCTTCGAGCTATCGCTACACTTTTTGAAATATCTGTTCAAGAAGTTTCTAAACTCCACAAACATCCAGATGCCTTCTGGTATCACATTCACGATACCTTACTGATGTCTCATGTTCTCGATAATCAACGATCACATGGTTTGAAAGATCTATCGGTTCGTTATCTCCAATTTCCAAAAGACGATGAGGACCAACTTAAAGATGCAACCAAAGCTGCTAGACGTTTAGTTCGATCCCTCCACCGAAAGGGGGAAATTCCTGATTGGCAGATCCATGACGAGACAGAAGCAGACTATTGGCTACCCAGGCTCATGTTTAAAGCCTTTCCAGACCTCGCACAGCCTTCCTGGGAGAACGTATGCCTCTCGTATGCCCTAAAAGACGTTGAACGCACCATATCGCTTTATACGCTGTTTAAAGACCTACTACTTAGTAGGGATACGCTCGGAGTCTATCTTCGAGAGATCAATGTTCTCAAAGTGGTTCTCGATATCCAATCCAGAGGCATGAACTTTTTGCGACCTGTAGCTGCTTCTGTGTTGTCAGATTTGGATTCACAGATAGATGCTTATTCCCAGAAACTCATGTCTATAGTAAATTCATTCGGTCTAGAGGAGTTTAACTTTGAGAGTCCTATGCAACTCCAAAGTCTGCTTTATCAGGAGATGAAGTTCCCTGTTGTGTCTTTGACGGATAAAGGTAAACCTTCTACAGACGCAAGCACACTTCAGCATCTAATCAATTGCTGTCCTGATCATCCCAATATAGATTTTCTAGTTTATCTAAAAGAGTTAAAGCTAAATCTTACCAGTAGTAAATACATTAGAAATTATTTGCATTTTGCAATCCCTTCTACAAAGGGAAAAAGAAATTACTACACGCTTTATCCTAACCTAAATCAGACAGGTACTAAAACTACTCGCTTTAGCTGTAGTAACCCAAATGGGCAAAATATATCTACAGGTAAAGAAGAGGAAGACGACACAGGACATAAGATCAAACGGTTTAATTTGCGAGAACTGTTTGGTCCACCACCTGGATACGTATGGTACGCGATTGATTATTCATCTCTGCAGTTGATTATTTTCGCATACGAAGCAAATGATCAAGGGATGATAGACGCATTTGCTAAGGGTTACGACTTCCATAATTACGTTGCTAAAGGATTATTCAATACTGAAGAACCTACAAAAACAGAAAGACGTATTGCCAAGAATGTGAACTACGCTTTGATTTTTGGTGCTGGTGCTGAACGTGTTGATGCGACAGCAGGAATGGATGGAGCTTATCAACTCTATCAGAATCAATTTCCTATTGTTGCTGAGTATATGGCGAAGATCAGCTATCAAGTTCGTAAAACAGGGCAAGTAAAGACTGCTTTTGGGTATCCTCTGAATGTACCAAGAGAACAACCTTACAAGGGTGTTAACTACATTGTTCAAGGAGATGAAGGCAACATTGTCAAACAAGCGATGTATTTAACAAATCGCTATTTGAGTCTTCATCCCTCTAAATCTCGCTTGATCATGCAGATTCATGATGAGCTAGTTTTTGAATGTCCGAAGGATAAGGATTTTCCTTTATCCACAATTTGTCAATTGATGATGGGACCGGCAAGAGAAGTAGGTTGGACAACTCCTGTCGGTGCATCCCTGGTGACGACTCACTGGGGAGACAAGAAAGAATTGGAATTAGATTTATAATGAGGTGAACCGTGATTGATTTCTTTGATTACTATGGTGTGTTTCTTTCTCCAGCTTCGGAGATGTCTAAAGATCAGTACAAAGGAGATTGTCCTTTTTGTGGTAAAGAAAAGCACTTTTATGTCGATCCCACCAAAGGATTATTCGATTGTAAAAAATGTGGTGCTGAAGGTAACAACCTAACCTTCATCACTGATTTGCATAAAATGTATTTGGAAACCACTAAGGATGAAGACTATCTAAATTTAGCATCTTTGCGTCCTGGTGTTACTGCAGACGCATTAAAGAGTGCAGAATTTGCTTTGGATCGTGATTCAGGTACATGGTATGTCCCATATCAAAATGGGAGTAAGTATTTGAATAACTTAGGTAAATTCAATCCTGATAACGGATTTAGAATCTACAAGGGTCCAGGATTGGGATTAAAACTGTATCGACCTTTTGATAAGAAATCTTTCCAGGAAACCGTGGTGATCTGCGAAGGAGAATGGGACCTCTTATCGATCTATTCGCACATGAAAGAATGCGAACCCAATTTTTCTATTTGTGCCGTACCTGGATCTAACACATTCAAAGATGAGTATTTAGAAAATTTCAAAGGTAAGAATGTCATCTTGATGTACGACAAGGATGATGCTGGTAAGAAGGGTATTGCCAAAGTTTCAAGAAAACTAAACGATGTCGCAGCTTCAATTCGTTTCCTTAAATGGGATACTGATGAAAAGTTCTCCAGTGCTGAGGGTGAAGAAGACCTCGGTAAGGATCTACGAGACTTTGTTGTATCGAAAACAACAGAACATAAAGGTATGACTGCTAAGAGAAAACCCAAGCTATCGACAATGATTTGGGGGGCAATCATTCTTCAGTGTATTTCACCTGAAACAGATCAAGGGACTACGGATAGCTACCTAAGTGAAAGGTTTTCTTTACCACCAGTTGCTACCGTTACTTCCTGGGAAGATTACATTAAAGTCTTTCGTGATAACCTGTATCTCACACCTAGCAATGAACATGCACTAGCTTGTGTTTTGTCTACTTCGATCTCTCCACACTTTCCTGGTGAGCCGATATGGTTATTCCTCGTTGGTCCTGCAAGCTCAGGGAAGACAACTCTCATCGAATCTTTCGGTGATTCGAATATGTATGTTGATGCTCAATCTGAAATCAGTGCTAGATCTCTGGTATCGGGTTACAAGACTTCTGACGGTAAAGACATCAGCTACTTGCCGACTCTCAACAATCGAACATTGATGATCAAAGACTTTACTACGATCTTGACCAAATCGGCTCAAGAGCAAGATGAACTCTTTGGTATCCTTCGAGATGCTTTCGATGGTAGTTACAAGAAACAATATGGTAACAACCAGCATCGATTCTATAAGGATCTCAAATTTGGTTTGGTTGCAGGTGTCACCAAAGCTATCCATGCTCAAAACCGATCTTCATTGGGCGAACGCTTCCTCAAGATCGAATATCTCGACAAATCAGAGTTTGATGAGTATCTACACATACAATCTGCTATGTCGTCGGTAAGTACCAAAGCTCAAAGAACTAAGATACTCATTGAGCATTCTCTTGGATACTTAGATTACCTGATGAATAATCTCCCTGATTTCTTACCAAATCTAAATGGAAGATTCGAATACAAGATTAGTCATCTTGCTATGTTGGTTGCACGTTTACGATCTCAAGTAGAACGTAGGCGAGATGAGTCTTTGCTATATCGACCTGAATGGGAGGTAGCTTCTCGGTTAGCGGTACAGTTTAAGAAAATGGCCCAATGTTTGATGATTGTCTATAATAAAACAGAACCAGATAATCAACTTTATTTAACAATTCGTAAACTGGCTATAGATTCTTGCATTCCATTTAATATAGAATTTGCCAAACGTATGTATGCTTATCCTGATGGAATTACACGTAACGATCTTGCTGAGCAATTACAGTTACCAGCAACTAATGTGCATAGACTATTGACTGATTTAATGCAATTAGGTCTGATAAGAATGAAGCAGATAAAAGCAGGTAAAGTTGGTCGCCCAGTAGAACTGTATTATTTGGATTACAATGTACAGAAGTTATGGGCCAAAAGTGTAGAAGAGGATTACAACGACAATCCCTTGCCACCTGAGCCTTTGAAACAAGAAATCCCCAGACGCATTCGTAGGCAAAAAGTCTAATGTACCATCTCAATACTCGTATCCTTCAATTTCCTGCACCGAACAGTCCAGTCGTGATTTGCTCGGTGCAGGGTTATACTTTTGAATCAGAACATCTCTATTCACCTGCGTTTGATCAGGCAGTGATACAGCAGATTGAACATTTAAAACACAAGTTTGCTACCCGTCCGACTCTTGCAGTTGCTCCTGAAGAAATAGTTTCAGCTTCTCATCTGCAATTACTGGTTAATGAGATTAAATCTGGAAAGATCAAACAGCAATCCGTAACTCTCACTAAACACCCAACTGATGACGGTGTAGTGATTCAAATTCATCTCAAGTAAATAGGAGCATATCATGGTATTAGTTGAAACAGGTTCTAAGTCGATGCAGACCAATCAGAAAGATTGGATCTTTTTAGTCAAGATTGCAGGATTAGCAGCATTAGCTTCTGCAATCGGTATTGGTATTGAGCAAATTGATGTAGTTAAATCCCTAATTCCTGAAAAGTATGCACCAATAATCACAAGTATTGTTTTGCCTTTATTGGTATGGCTTGTTCAATACTTGTCGGATACTAGGAAAAAAATAGAAGAGGAAGCAGACGACAAATCACCTCTGCCACCTATGGCATCTATCATGTTTTTACTAATCTTGTTTTTCCCAGGAGAATCGTGGGCACAAGTTGCAACGTATCAAGGTTCAGATCAAGAACAAAAATCTAGTTTCAAACCCTATACTCTAATTCGTTTGGAATGTGAAAATGATGCGAAATCGTTCATTTGGATCATACGCAGACTACCAGACGGTTTTCGACCTGATTCAGTACGAGTTAATAATGGAAAAGAACTGGTGTGGACAGGACCTCCAGGATCATACGATGTCGATACCATATACACCGATAAAGATGGTATTCTGCAGCAACTCTTTACCAGAGTGGTAATCGAAGGAGCATTGCCCCCTACCCCAACTCCTACTCCAACTCCTGATAATCCAAATCCACCTAATCCCAATCCCAATCCTAATCCATCTCCAGTTAACCCATTACCAAAACCTTTTGGCAAATTTGGATTCTCGCAACTTGCTTACGATCAAGCTCTAAAGATTCCTGTAAAAGATCGAACAGAGTTAGCTCAAGCTATTGCGGATAACTATGGCAGTGTATCTGCAGCAATCTTTGCCGGTGGTTTAGTAGATGTCAATAAAGCGTTTGAAGAGATTCGATCTCGTAATCGTCAATTATCTACCAGTACATCATTTACAGCATGGTCTTCTTGGTTCGATGATTTAGGACTCAAAGTAAATCAGGATTGGTCAAGTAAGAAACTGAATAATCGATCTGATATTGCCGAAGTCTTTCGTGAGATTCAAATTGGATTGCTGGCATCCATTGGTAAACAGCCAGAGTAGTTTTCCCCAGTAGGAGTTTTTTATGGCAGACAAGAATGAAGTCTACAATGAGGTGTCTCGTAGAACAGACACAAATGGAACTGCGATCAATGTCGCAGAAACCAAGCGAGTAATCAAAGCATATCATGATTACCTGCTGTCACTTTCATGGGAAGATCGTGTTCGTTACGTTATCAAGGTACTATTCAAATGAGTACAAAAAACGTAACTGAATTCGCATTACGAGTAGCAGAACAAGTTACAGGTGTTCCATTAGGAATGCTTGAAACTGTTATGACTGTTAACTCACCTGGATACGTTTCTTCTCAGGAGAATACAGAGACTCTTGAAAAAGATCTCCAGGTATACTCTATCGATCCCATGACTATTTTGGCAATTATCACTGCCATAATCCAAGTCATGGATTTGCTGAAGAATGGTTGCGGCAAGCCTTCTCAATTTTCAGAGAATGCACGTTTTCGCAATCAAATACTATTGGCTATTTTTCGTAGTCGAGTATGGATAGCTGCTAAACAAGCTGGCTATCCAAGAAATCCTAAACAACTGGCAGACGCAATGTTGGATGTAGCTCATAGCTCTGGATCTATCAAAGTTGCTGCAGTTGTTGAAGAACTAGACTCGATCTAATTTTTTCCCAGGAAGCAAACCTATGAAATATCAATTTGGTTGGGCAGGTCCTAAAGAAGAAGAACCTGCTTTAGAAGCATTTGCAGCACAACCCGATCATCCAATCGTCGATACCCGTATGATCGACTGGGATGGTCTAGCAAGTGCCATGCAAACCGACTCTGATCCAAAGGGTAAAAGGTTTGCTTTCTGGGATGCTGTTGTCAAATTAACTGGTAAGCATTTACCCAACACCAATCAGTTACTAGGTGATTGTTTTGTGCCAAGCAGTCAAGTTCGTATGGCTGATGGTACAGAAAAAGCAATTGAAGATGTTGTAGTTGGTGAAGAGGTGCTGGATCATATTGGATCACCAAATAAGGTAATTCGAGTAATCAAAAAACCATATTCAGGTGATATCTTAAAATTCGAATTTAGATGCAAAATTAAAGAAATCAACTGCACTCCAGATCATCGTATGTATGTCTACGACGATGTTAAAGGTGGGTTCGAGTGGGTTGAAGCAAGGAATCTAAAACCATCTTGTCAACTTCTACAACCTAAAGATAGAACTCAGATTGATAAATGGATTACTGAATTCGATCTAGTTAAAGATGCAAATTGCATTCCTATATCAGATGATCGTGTTACTTTCGGTCGTTCTAGAAATACGTGTCCTCGTTATATTGCCTTAGATTCAGATCTTGCATGGATGCTTGGATTATTTTTAGCTGATGGATCTTTAGAACGTAATCGAATTACTTTCAATCTTAGTGATAAGAAAGCTATTCATGCTAAACGCATAGAAGCTTACATGAATTCATTAGGTATTGAATGTAAAATTTACAAAAGAAAAAGCAAACCTTCTGTTTTATATTGCAGGATAAGTAACACACCCTTATCTCAATTATTTAATAATTGGATTAAAGGTAATACCTACACTAAACGAATACCAGCATGGGTATTTTTACAAGCTGCTAGGTATCAATATGCAGTATTAGAAGGTTGGATTGATGGTGACGGTCATATTGATACGAAATCAATTATTCGAAAAAATAGGAAGCCTTCTAAAAATTGTAAGATCACAGGAGTCAGTGTTAATAAAAATCTGATTTCAGATTTCTATAGAATCTGCAATAACTTACTTATTCGACCAAGAATATCGCAGCGTAAACCTCGTAAGCAATCAAAAATTGCTTATGATCTTCAATTCAATGGATCTGAAGCAGTTCGATTAAAACCAGCTATATCATCTGAAGTTAGTATTGATGTGCTACATGCTGATATAACATCGAAAGGTACTCTTGAAGAAGTTACCGCAATAACTAGCAGTCATTACGAAGGTTTTGTATATTGCTTAGAAGTTGAACATAACCACTCATTTCAAGTAGATGGACTTGCTGTTCATAACTGCGTTGCTGCTGCAACTGAAATGGGGCTGGAGTACCTACTTGCCGATCAGATCGTTCGAAGTGGTAATCTCCAACAGTACCGACCTGTATTCCGTCCTTGGTTATACGGTGCAGGTCGTGTACTCGTTGGTGGTAATAAGATTCGAGGTGATGGTTCTCTTAT